CCTGCTGTGCAGCGCCAAGACCCTGCGTGTAGCCTGCCTGACGCAGACCCGCTGAAGATTGAGCCAACTGCTGCAGTACATTTCGGCCAAGTTCTGCCTGTGCGATGCCCTGACGAGATCCGCCAAATGCCTTGGCTGCGGTTGCCTGTGCGCCCAGTTCATTAAGGCCCATCTGCGCGCCACGCAGAATATCGGCTTCGTTTGCCTGAATTACCTGCTGCGTGTACGGATTCATGTACGCCGACATATTTGTAGTCGGAATCGACCCTGCAGCGACCTGTGCCGGCTGATAGCCCATCTGGCCTGCAGTTCCAAGCCCTGCGCCGTAAATGCCGGTAGCAGCCGCTTGGTTGATGTTTGGCATTGCGGCCTGACCGCCTTGTGCTGGACCTGCCATATTTATGCTCCGTATCCGAGATCACGCCCGAACATTTTGTTGTACAAGGCAGTTTGTTGCGGGTTTCTAGACTGAAATTCAGCCAAAGCCTGCTCATACATGGGTGCAGACGAATATGCCTGAGTTCCGTCAGCATATGTCGTTGGTGCTGGCATGCCCTGCAGCGCGGTCAATGAACCGGGCGCGATCAAGCCAAAGGCTTCCGCTGCGCCGATATTGCTCTGCATTGCTGCTGTTTGAGTTGGGTTGAATGCCGCCACATCTGGGCCGTAGTACGGCATATAGCCGACTTGCTGTGCAGCTTCAGCGCGCGCCAAGTTGCGCGTTGCTGGCTCTTCAATCCACTTTGGAATTTCGGTCTTCGTTGTTTGGCTTCCGCCTTTTCCGCCGCCACCGCCCATTTTTAGATCTCCCGCTCTAGTACGACAAACGATTCACGCCAGCCGCGCTTGCCTAAAACTTTTTTCCATCCCGGCCTACCTGCAACAGTCATTGCATCGCAGCCATTTTGTTTTGCAAACTCTGCAGCGGACGCTTCAAAATCTTTGATTTGGTCCATATCGCCTGCAGCCAAGAACACATGCAAAACCTTTTTCTTAGGATACACGGTTATCTCTGTCACCGCACATCCTGATTCTCCCATCCAAAGCTGCATATGACCAGAGATCACGCCGTCCACGATATCCATATATTCGTGAGTGCCGCCGCTGTATGCCAATGCAGATTCGATCCAATTCCGGCAGTATTTCAACTTGCCTAGAATATCCATTTTTTCTTGTGCCAAACCCATCAGATGCTCTTCACCATAAGTGTTACGGAAGGAACCGCAGGGCAGAAAGTTTCTGCTGCATACGCTTCCAGCGAAGTATCCAAATCATCCACGGCAAACATGGCTTCCAGATAATCGCCAGCCTCTACTTCAAAAATAGCGGCACGAGCGACAGTCTTGGATTCGTCATTGTCGTGCAAGGTAATTCGCATTGTTGACCCGGTAATGTCTGAACCGTTGATTCGCGGCCAAAACCAAAATGTCTTTGCGTTAGCCGACTGAGAATTAAGCTGCGCGGTGAAGTGGATGTAATACTTCCCAGCATTCGCGAACACGATCCTGCTGGTCGGAGAGCCTACAGCGATTCCATTAGAATATGCTGTTGTTCCCCAAGTGATCGCCGTAGCTGTTTCAGTAGCAGCGCAGGTCTGGTCGTTGAAATCAAGAAATGCTCCATAGCCGAATCCCTGATCTGGCTCATTCGCGCCATACCCAAGCGGAACCCACTCGCCATCCAGCGAAACAACCGGATGCTCAATCGAGCGATCCCACATCAAAACGCCGTCATCAGCGGCAGAATCGTTGATTGTCAGACTGCGAAGACGATCTCTTGTCCGCAAAAGAAATGCGTTGAGGCGCTCACCCCACGCAGACCAGCTTGCGCCGTGTGGTGGTGGTGGGATTTCCTGTGCCATTACCTACGGCCACCCGGAGTCGCCTCAATGCGCATGATCCCAGCGCGCCAGCAGACATTCTTGGCGCTTTCTACGCGCATCCTGATCTGGCGGCCTGTAAACCGCACAGATGTCGGATTTGCCATGCTGTATGGGCCGTAAGTGCGCTCTGTGTCGTTCGGATGGAAGCGTGTCTTGAATGTCACTTCAACATCGCCCTGATTGCGCTCGTCTGGAATCAGGTTGTTGACCTTCATCACAGAGTCGCCAGCACCAATGCTGATCGGGCCGGTTTCGGCAAATGGCGTGTATGCGCCATGTCCAAGCGATGCGTTCAGTTCGTGGTCGTACAAATTGCCTGAAGCGTCAGCCCAGATCGGATCTTTGAATACGCCGCGATCAACACCTGCGGTGCGGTCAATCTGGCCAACTTCCCAATGGCCTTCAAGATAATCGTAGGCCACATAGCGGTTGTTTTCGATGCTGTTCTGGCTTGGGTAGAACCACCAAATTTCACCAAATTTGCTGTTATGTACAGCGTAAGTCTTGCTGATCTGGTTTAAGTTGATGTCGCAGAAAACATAATCGGTGACATCGCAGTTGATCTCTTTTGCGACAGATCCATCAAACGCAAAGAATCCCTGTGCGCCCATCCAGAACGCGCCTTGATCGACTGCTACAGCAGCCTTTCTTGCAATAGCGCCACAAGCCGTACCAACGCGCTCGAAGCCATAAACATACGGCGGTCCGCTGTATGTCGCGATGTGCGCGTCATTGTTCGTGAGAATTAGCGTTCTGCCGCGCATGCGCAGACCACACATGATCTGGCCGGAAGTCTGCAATTCAAAATCGCCAGCTTCGTTGGTAGCGTCTGGAGTCCAAGTCGTGTTGTCTTCGCGGTCGCACCATTGAACCTTGCGCGGATTTCCACCAGCGGCAAGCGCAAACAGAAAACGCTCTTCCGTTACGACAAGGCTTTTGCAGTCTGTCGGAGCATTGCTGATTGCTGCTGCGGGAGATGCCGTATTAAGCTGCCATTCATACAGCTTGCCATCATCAGTTGAGCAGGCAACAAGGTATTCACCCCAGTTGTCGAGCGCCCAAGTTGTAGCTTCTTGGAATACGCCTGAATATGGGCGGGTTACGCCATAAAACCCTGTTCCGTAATATCCGCCACCATATGCCGTGTTGACGGTCGCATCTTCATTTCCAACAGTAAATCCTGATGGAGTAATGTCGTAGCTTGTGCCAGACACATTGGTGTAATACAGCTTTTCGTATGTTCCAGCCGCAAGATTTGATCCTGCTGTGTTATCAACCCATGAATGCATTGCGCGAGGCGTTGCAGAATACGCTGAAGAGACGCGCGTAGTCCACCCGCCAACTGGACGCATAGAACCGTTGTGCCAGCGAACAAGGCTGGCATCAGTCCAGCGATTCGATGCCTCAAAGTCAGTGCCGTTGCGGTAGACACCGGGAGGTATCTGAAGCGGTATGAGTGCCATTTATGCAGTCCTACGCCACATTTTGACTACGATGTACGGCTGGAGATTAGCGTTTGTGCCGCTAGATCCAGAAGATGCAACAGAGGTAGCTACGGTAATTCCAGTTGTTCCCTTCCATTGAGTTGTTGATGTGCCTGTGCTTGAATCATAAGGAACATTTACAGTGTTATTAAATGTATCAGGATATGCGCCTCTAACCATTCCATGGTCATGACCGGGATCTGTAACCGTTGAAGTTGCAGTGTGAGTATGGCTTACAACAATCGCGTCTTTTGAGCCGCCAGTTTCTTGCAGCGTGTCAAAGCTGGAATCGCCAGTATCTTGGCCGACTAAAACCTTACCAGCACCAAAAGCTGTCCATGTTCCAAAGCCCAGCAATGTTGCAGGGTTGGTATCAACAGCGGCATTGATGTAAATGGAGCCAACCGGATAAGCAGCCTGAAGAGCGGCAGTCACAAATGCGGTAGTGGCAATTTGGGTTGTATTTGTACCTAAAGAAGCGGTCGGAGCCGTTGGTGTTCCAGTTAAAGCAGGACTTGCCAGTGGTGCTTTTGCATCCAATTGCGTCTGAATCGCACTGGTGACACCATCGACATAATTCAGTTCGGTTACTGTTGCGGTGACTGTACTACCGCCAATCTTTAAGGCAGTTAGATTTGGGGAAATTGCGGTCGTGCCGTCAAGAAGATCGTCAACAGAATCCCAATTCTCGTTGGTTTTTGTTCCCCAAGTGTCTTCGGAAGCACCTATTTCAGGCTTCGTTAGGCCGTAAGTGGTGGTTGTAGCATCAGCCATTTCAAATCCCCTTTAGGCGGCTAGTTTTGTCCAAATATCCGATGATGCCGAGACTTTTGTCCAAATATCTGACGATTCCGAAACCTTTGTCCAAGTCTCGCCTTCAGGCGGGATAATCTCCCATTTTTCGCGTCCAACAGCAAATGTTGCTGAAACAGGGAAAAATTCTGCAGTGGAAAATCTTACACGGTTGCATGTAGCAAGCGCCACTACATCTGCAGAAACTTGCGATTTTCCAGCGAATGTTGCCGCAGGATCACAAGCAGAACCTGATTGAGCCGTTGTAGACCCGCCCTGCTGATGAATCCTTTCTGCAGACACCAAGGTCAATGACGAAGCAACAGAAGATCCGCCTGTGATTTGAACCCTATTGCCAGTTGCAAACATCGACCCCTGCATAGAAACAGGAATCAATGATGTTCTTACGCGATTCCACAAAGTAGAAATTACGGTTGTTCCGGCTGACTCGCAATTAGATTCCCTTACTCGCGTTGAATCGCACTGAGACGATGATTGTTCGGAAATCTCACAAGCCGATTCTCTGACGCGCGTAGACGATGCGCTTGCCGAAGACGCAGACGACATCGAGCCGGATACATTTCTTGTGGCAAATGCTTCAGCAGAAGTAGAGCAAGAAGCTGATATTTCTGCGCCTGAAAACTGAACCCTGTTTCCTACTGCAGACATTGAAGCCTGCATTGTGATTGGAATCACAAATGTCCTGACGCGATTCCATACCGTGGAAATTATTGTCGCGCCTGCTGATTCGCAATCGGATTCTCTTACCCTTGTGGAGTCGCACTGAGAAGATGAATTATCCGATATAGAAGCAGATGACTCCCTGACCCTGACAGAATTAGATGCGGCTAGTGATGCTGATGCTGCTGATGCTGAAACATTTCTTGTAAAAAATGCCTGCGCATTGGCCAACAATTCAGCAGAAGATTCTGCAGTTCCAAGGAAAACTTTTTCTGAATCTGCTGCAAATGAAGATTCAGCCGAGACCAGCGAATCCCCTGAAACAATAAATACAGCATTAGAAGAGATTGTTGATTCTGCCTCAATTAAGGCAGAAGACAGCCTTACTCTTGCTTCATTTTGAATAAGAGTCGAAGTCGATGATGATGCTGTCGCAGAAGATTCCCTGATTCTTGCACCATTCAGCGTCGTATTAACCGTTGTAGTTGATACGCCATTGACAAGCGATGATCCTTCAGGAACACGCCTTGCAGATGCAGACACAGAAGAAGACGCAGATGCCTGCGCCTGTGCCGGTAAGATTAAGCTTCCAGATGCCGATACTGAAGACGATGCAGAAGCTGAAGCGTCTGCAAGGTGCAGGGTTGCTCCAAGATCAGAAAACGCGGCGGCAGAAAAAGGAGCAATACCAAGCATTGCTTAATGCCTATGTCAGCATCAAAGAAGGATTGTCAGGCCACTCAAGATTTGCCCAATCACCCCAGTTTGGATCGCTTGTTATATCGCGCAATCTCTGGCGGTAAAATGTTTCTTCTTCAGACATTTGTCTGTCAGAAACAGCCCACCAATCTGAGTTGCGCAAACATTCGCGTCTGAAATTTCTGACCAAATCTTCGTCAAAATACGACAATCTTTCCTGCGCAGTCAAAAGACCCCATTGGTTTCCCTGAACCATTGCAGATAAAAAAAGATTCCTTTCGCTCGGAACCATTTGAGCCAAATCTTGTTCAGAAGTGAATCTTTCCATTACGCAAGCCTATATGTGTACTGGCTAAGGGCGTTATTGCCGCCAGATGTTCTGTTCCAGTAGTAGTAATAATTATTCGGAACAATTACGGTCATGCTTCCGCCAAGGTTGTCGTAGTTTGCAGTAAAGAATCTTGCAGCAATGCTGTAGCTTGATGTGCTTGGCCCAACATATATGTCGAAAATGCTCAATGCACCATAGTTGTTGTTCTGACCACTAACAGAAATCTGAATAGGTTTTCCGCTTGTATTTTGATACCAAGTTCCTCGGCTAAAAGTCAAAGATCCCCAGCTTTGTCCGTCACCAATACCGCCAGCAGGAATTGAAAGCGTTGTCGATGAAAGCCCTGTCACATGACCATAAGTATCAATGGTCACATCCTGAATGACAGTGTTCCCGCTGTTATTTACAGATGCCTGACTCGATGTGTCTGAATGGCTAAATGATGTCCCGCTAAGATTTAGCCCGCTTCCGGCAGAATATGTTGTATTTGTATCTGTCGAGCTGATCGTAAAATTTGGATAAGTTCCAGAAATGGAAGTTGCGCCACTGCCTGTCAGCACGACTGTTTGATCTGGAGCCGTATTGTTAAATGTTGTTCCTGATAAAGATAAGCCAGTACCTGCAGAATAAGTCGTGTTAGTGTCTGGAGGAGTTGCCCAAGTAAACGATCCATCGCCATCAGCACGAAGATACTGGCTGGTCGTTCCGTTACCTGAAACATTCAGTTCAGCAGCGCCTACAGAATTGTCGTCAATCGTTGAAGCGTTGACGCTATTCGCGGTTGCAAGGGAACCGAGTCCGGTCAGAGTGCTGGTGCTATGGTTGTGGCTGTCGTCAGCAACAGTAGCGTTGAGCGTGACGCTGGATGATCCATCAAACGATACGGATCCAGACAGATCAGAACCCAAACTAATTGTACGAGCCGTTCCCAGCTTGGTGGCCGTTGCAGCATTTCCTGTGATGTCGTTCGTCAGGTTTCCTGAAGCATCCAAATACACGGCTTTGACTGCCGGATAAGTACAGAAAACATTTTTTGTGCCAGCGCCAAAATTTACAGCACTGCCTGAATTTGACGAATCAAGTACGGTTGTTCTTGCAAGAGTCGTCCCGCTAGACCCAACCGTGCCAATCCCGACTTCCCAGTCGCCACTGGTGGAGTCCTGTATCGCATAGTAAGTCGTGTTTCCATCACCAATGACAGAAAACGATTGAAACCCCAGCGAAGCTGAAGCAGAAAGCGTAAATGTACCTGTACCTGTAGTTGTAGAGGTAGTTTTTACTCGATCCTTAATTACCAAAGCCATGACAAGACCCCACCTTTGTGGATTAGTTTAGGGTGATGTCAAGATCGCCAGCAGGTACGCGAAACACATCTCCAGATTCGATTGTCTTGCTGCTGGACAAAGCCGCATAAGCCATCAGATTGCCAGAAGTTGACGCATCGTAAATGCCAACATGAGTAACCGTACCCCAGTTGCTTCCTGCAGTGGCAAATTCAACAGCAGCAGAGTTGCTGGTGGTGTCACCAGAAGTCGTAAACGCTACGGTTTCGCGGGCGTATGAAGTGCCTGATACTTCAGTAACTGAGCCAGTTTCGCCGTTTGATACTGCAGTAAACAATGCAAGATAAAGCGTACCCGGAGCAGTATATGCAGTGCCGCCAAATACATGGTCAAGAATTTTAGTTTCAAGATAGTTGGAAAAACTCATCCCAATCCCCTTACTTTGAGTGTTAGGCCGGAGCCAGAGTACCGCGCCTTCTCAGACGCTTCATTTAATCTGGCCACCGCCGCAGAGTACATCTGCGCCCAGACAGCCACACGCGCATCTTCCTGCAAATATGGTGCTGAATGCAAGAGAGAGCCGTATAGGTACGCATCTGGCGCATCTTCAAGCAGCCAGTTCGTAGAGTTCGTTGCCAGATCAGGAATCTTGGCTAGATAGAGCAATTCGAGATCGGTGTCATCAGCCGGTGTCGGATACAGTTCAAACTGGCTGTCTGCATGGCAGTAGTACCGTGGAATGCCGGTCTGATCTTCGTATCCTGCGCGCCTATCCTGCATGGCAGCGCGCGAGATCAGATC